GGTGGTAGTGTGGGCAAAACCCGATTGCCCATTCGCACGTTTGCTCAGAAACCGGGAATATTTTATGTGTATATCCCCGCCGGAGCCGAAGGCGACGGCGGGTGTCCCACGGGTGGGACGGCTTCGGGGGAGAAGGCTTGGAAATCGATGACCACCCCACAATTCGATACGATGTTGATGTATATTTCGCAGTTGTTTTTGCGCGAGTTTTTGAAATGGCAGAAAGAGAATATAACATTGTTGGACGAAGACAATGAGGATAAGAAGGCACAGGAACTGACGTATATGATAAAAATCAATGGTATGAAGACTTCGGCGGACAAGCGTGCGGGAGAAGTGAAGAAATGGTTGTTCCAGCATTTGGAAGAGAATGCGAATGTATTGAATTGTGAATTTGTTTGATAGAAACAAACAGGTAATTATTATATTGGATAACAGAATAACTGAATAACTGAATAGAAAGGATATACTACATAAAATTGAATGTATGTGGTTCGTTCCTTTTTTATGTTATCCTATTCTCCCTCGGATAATATAAAAACAATACAATACACACCCCTAATACAACATGACTGAATTTGCTTCTGCTTCTGCTTCTGTTCCTCCAGTTAAGGTGGTTCCCACGCATTTAGCAAGGGTCAATGCGCATCCCCGCGACCAATACATTGAATTCGATGAAGGACCGCACATCTATACTGTCCACGGTCAACAAGGCTACACTTCGGTAACCACGTGGAACCATCAACACTTTTCGCATTTCGACGCCGACGCTATCATTGATAAAATGATGAAAAGTCGCAATTGGACGGACCCGAAATACAAGTATTATGGCATGACCCGCGAACAAATCAAGGCGATGTGGGATAAGAACCGCGACCAAGCATCGGGTGCGGGAACCCAGATGCATTACGACATTGAATGTTATTGGAATGGGATGGACGTACACAACGACAGTGTGGAATACGAATGGTTTCTCCGGTTCGTGCGCGATTTCCCCGAACTGAAGCCCTACCGCACCGAATGGATGGTCTATTATGAAGAGTTGAAACTCTCGGGTTCAATTGATATGGTGTTTGAGCTCCCCGATGGGTCGCTCCAAATATACGATTGGAAACGGTGTAAGGAAATAGTACACGATACGCCGTTCAACAAAACGGCATTAACGCCGTGTATCAACCATCTCCCCGACACCAACTTTTGGCATTATAGTCTCCAGCTGAATACCTATAAAAAAATCTTGGAGGAGAAATACGATAAGAAAATAACGGGATTGTATTTGATTTGTATTCACCCCGAAAATCCATACAAGACGTATCAACGCATCGAAGTTCCCGTGTTGGCGAAAGAGCTGGACGATTTGTTTGCGTTGCGGAGACAACAGGTCGCCGAGATGGCGGAAACGGGCGACGGAACAGAGCATTAAAAAACGGAACATAGCATTAACGTATATTCTCCAGGGTGAAAACCCTGTAGGATAGCGTATATGGCTATTGTCGCATTCACGTTCACGGGAATGGAGAACATAGCATTGAGACGTGGGTGCGGTTGTACGAATTATCGAGTAATGGAAAACGGAATAACAGGTGTGGCAGAATACGGAGCAGCGGGTTCGTTGGGAGTGGACATTGGTTTGGCGACGAATTTATAACACTGGATTTGAGGTAAGTGGCTTTGGACGTTATCAATAAAACTGTCTAAATCATCGATAAAGTAGATATCATTGTATCCTTCTAATGATATGTTCTTTTTTATGTATTCTCCCTTGTGGGTGGCGTCGGTATAATGAATGTCGAAATCGTCGTAATTGACCCCGATTTGTTTGAAATGTTTGCGTGTAAATTCCTTGCTTAGACGTCCACGGGCGGTAACAAACTTGAGTTCACCGTTCAACATATACACGCGAAGCAATAAACGATTGAACCCCTCCGCATCGGTAGGAATGGGGGGCGTTTCCTGGATATACTGGTCGTATTCCATTTTGGCGATATATTGGATTTTCGTGTATCGCTGGTTGGACGACTCTAGCATATTCCGTGTCATTCCGTATTGGGTCATTCCCCTGTCGTATTTTTTTTCGACGTCTGCGTATACATGGTGGTATTCTTTGTTATATCGCAATAATGTGTTGTCTATATCGCACAATATCAGCGGTTTTCCGCGTAAAGACAATTCTACCTGGTCAAAACTGGAAATGGTTTTTATGGGAGGTGGGGGACGGTAGGTATGATAACCGGTTTCGGCGGAAGAAAAATACGAATAAAATAGGGGAAATCCGGACCACATGGTGGGGAAACAATCATATAATATTTTGATATTGTAATTCCGCCCAACTTACGCAATCCGCCACATAATCGGTGTAAAACAATAAACGATATAAACAATTCGGCGGGGTTTATGTTATCTTGTTTTTATTGTACAATGGTATTTCGGTTTGAAGATACACCTCAATACATCATATTACATTTTGTGGCGGAACTCATTCGTAGTGCGGTGGATTGGGTAAAACAATTGGTATTTGCGATAGATGAATGGGTTATGTTGTATAGTGGGTTTATAGAAACCCGCGATACTGCGACGTCTTCTTCGAATACAGCGGTTGTTTCGGTGGACCCCGCCGTCGTTTTTTATGAAAACCGGAAATCGCGATTTCTGGCAACCTATTCTTCCTTAACGGTTTCGGAGTGGAACAGCAATATTTCATCTAATTTTTATGACAGGCAGAAATACAAGACGACGTTGGAGGAATATAACAATGTGCTGGAGACGCAATGGAAGACGCGTGTGCTAATGGAAACTACTCCGCGCGGTAATGTGTTGATGTATTTTGACCCGTATAAAATGGGGTTTGCTTATTATGCGGACCATCACGTTCCTTATACCATTTTAAATGCGATAGCGATGCGGTATGTGGTGGTATATCGGTGTCGCGATTTTTTTACGGACGAGTTTGTTGTTCCAGAAACACATCCTTCTCCCCTCTTGGATTTGCGGCGCGCGGAAGACAAGAAAAAAACGTCGCCGGCGCAAACGGGCGAGAACGGGAAAGAGACTAAGAATATTATAAACGATGCGTCGGCGCCGTTTGCGAAACTGAAATCGTATAATAAAACTGCGTCTTTTTCGACCGCGGTGGCGACAAACACGAACACGAACACGAACACGACATTGGGCGGTGGTGTTGGGGGCGGCAATGAACCAACCACAAAACCGGCCGAGAAATTACAATTAATGAATGCGTTTGTGTATTTGGGCAAAATATGTAATTATTCCATAATACAGAAAAAACCGAAACAACACGTATTGAATGGGTTTTCCACACGATTTGATGGGGGGAAGAAAATATCTTGGTCGGAATTTAAACAGAAACAAAAGTAGTGCGATATGCGATATGCGATATGCGATATGTTCATATATGATACAATACCAATCATATATGAATTACCATTTATTCTCCGGGTAAAAGGGGTGGGGGAGATAGACGTTTACAATCCTTGTTGCGACTTCCAGCGAAGATATCCGTTGCTTTTTACCAAAGTAAATGACGTTCCCAAATGCGATTTGGCGATACAGTATGCCTTGTATTCCATTTCAGACAAGGATTTGAGATACATATCGACGAGCTGTTCTTGCGAATACGACTGGGCGGAGGTGGACGTATTCATTTATATTTGTAAGTTCGGGTATTGTATATGTATATTGTTTGTTTCTCTTTATTCAATTTTTTGGGGATGTTGTGTTTCAGAGGATGGTTCCGAATGGTGGGTTCGGAATTCGGAATTCGAATGGTTCCGAAACAATAAAATTGAAATCATTTTAATAGAACCAAGGCAGAAACATAGACTTGATAAACATAATAATCATACTCAAACTTGCTAAAATGAATTCTACTGTGGTTTCTGCTTTCGTCCAGAGTTCTCCCTTCCCTATTCAACCCATGGATTTGACCAAACTTGTAAAATGGTTCGACCGTCTTCCGCTCACTGTGGTGGAACACATATTGGAATACAATGTTCAGCATCGTGTATGGATGCGTAATGTATTTACGATTATTGAGAACATTGCTCTCAATCCGTATTATTATACGGACGCTCGCATTTTAACGGGTTATGTGGAAGATGAAATCGTAGAAACCATTCAAGACCTGAAATACGAACTCGTACAAGATTACTCTTCGTTTGCCCGTTGTTTGTGCTGTTTTGAATTTAAAACAGTTGCTGACATTTGGAGAGGCCTAAAAAAACGACATCCGGAAGATGTGTGCTGTCATACGTGTATTAAAGCTATTGGCTGGGTTCGTGGGGAAGGGGACGGGGACGGGGATGTGGGTGAAATAGATACAGTATCTAGTCGTTTGAATGCGCTGAACGTTCAAGTGGCACAAGATAGAGCTTATCTCCGCTTGCGTGGATTATTGGACGACGATGACGAGGACGAAGACTATGATGACGACGATGCGGAGAATACGTACGATGCCGAGAATACAGACGAAGAAACCAGTTTGGAACTAGACGAAATATATGAACAAAATGAAAGAGAAGCGGAATATCAAGAGTATTTGCTCCAGCTAGAATAGATGAGTGGTATGCGGTAAGTATGTGGTAAGTATATTGTGTAGTGGTATTGTTTGTTTTTATTGTAGTACACATCGAGAGGGAGAATGGAGAAGAATGGAGAAGAACCATTATACCAACACGGTCTGTATTCCTTTTTTTTTATCTGTTTCCATCATTAGTCGTTCAAACTCATCCAATGAATGGGTTCCCGACACTGGCATTTTCGTGAGTTTCTTGTGTGAACGAGTTTTGCGGAAAGTGTTTGTTCTCGATTTGGATTTCGTGTTTCGCGAAGTTAAACTATGTGGACTTTGTTTGTGGCTACGACTACGACTGTGGCTACGGCTACGACTACGACGAGAAAGCAACGTGGAATGGTTTCCCCCCAGATATTTATGTGTACGAGGACGATAATCGGCAACACCCGTTTGAATATCGTTTTCTAATTGTTCAAATCGAATTTGCCCGTTTTCCGTTTCACTCGAATAAAATAAAATGTCTACCCCCGAACCGGTTCCATATATGCTTCCATTGCCATAATATTTTATTACATCTCCCGCAGAATTCACACGCAATGGAACATTATGGTTCTGAGGGTCTAATAAAAAAATCTCCTTTTTCGTGTCGCGAATAAACGAAACGGTATGTCCTCGTTCGTTCCATTTGGACGCATCCGTGGTGCTTTTTTGTTTGTTGTATAATTTTACAATCGTATACACACATTTCGAGTGTTCGACCGGTTGTTGGCTCAACATACTGATTACGTTATCCAATCCTTTTACCATATCGTATCGCATAACAAACACTTTATCGCGCGAAGCCATTTTGGTCTTTAAAATATCCAACACTTCAAAAATACTGGTTCCGTCTATGTTCAGACACGTCGTTTTCTCCCTTGCGGTATATTTGGGAATGATGCCGTATATAGATAATACATTGAGCGCGCACCCCTGATGTTTTATGCCCAATAGTCCTTTTTTCCATTGGTTCAATTGTTCCATAAACGCGGTTTCGTCTATATGTATCATAAGCATGTTGGCGCCCGTTCGTTTCACCCCCACCCGTTGTCTGTGTCTAAAATTTCCTTCCAACGTATCTTCCACCGGTTCTTCTTCTTGGGGCAACGATTTGTCTTTTTCGGCGATCATTGTTCCTACGTTTGTGGTGGATGACGACTGTACAGGATATAGTGTGTCGAGTTCATATTCGGGGGCATATTCGCCCATGATGCTTTGACAAGAGAAAATACTAATGGGCGTTTTCTCGGGGTCGTCTCCCCTTTGGATACATTCGCGGGTAATATTCTGTAATATTTGCGAATACGTAATTACGCTGTCTCCCCGAATACGCGCAAAATCCTCGTTGTTCAATAATTTTTCGCTTTTTAAAATACGACAACTGTGGTTCCAGTTATTGCCAATTTGCTCCAATTTGGGATTTTTGTAAATTTCGAAACGATACAACCCCATTATCATCGTCATCGCGCCGTCTATTGCTAAATACGGTTTTCCGGTGGATGAATTTACTCCGGTCATTGGGCCTTCTGTATGTTGTTCAAACACTATTGGAGGAACATATACTATGCGGTCGTGCTCGTTGCCTTTTTGTGGAACTGAAATGTGGGGGCAATTTCCGTTAACCAAATCGCAAACTTCGGTCGAACTCGGAAATAGTATATTCGCGTCGATAATGGTTTCAAACGAAGCTAAAAATTCGGGTTTGTATGGTTTGGAGAAAAACGTTATTCCGGGGTGTTTGGTTCGAATGGGATAATGTTTTAATCGCGCGGACACATTGGAACCGTGTGATATCCACAAATACAATACAATGACTTGTTTGGGGTCTATCATTTCGCCCGGTTGGGGAGGATATGCCCCGAAATAGTTGGTATGTATATTGAATGGCGTCTGAAATACATTTGGTGCGGGAAATATATTTGATGCGAGTGATGCCATAATAGTATGGTATGTAGGTGGCTATAATAAATGTATATATATAGTCCATTCTCCATTTCTGTTTCTCCTGGGAACAGAAATGAAATCATATCATATACGCTACCCTAGTGGGAGGCTACAGGATAAACCTTACTCAGACAATGTGCTAACAGACGTTTCTTCGAAATGTGTGTGTGTATCTATCCAGTATTCTACGTCCGTTGCCAAACAGCGTCGGCACATGGTCATTTGTGTTATTGAACTGTCGGGTGTGGGTGTGGGTGTGGGTGTTTGCGTCGGTAGCAATCCCAATGTTTCTAATTCATACAGGTTGATGTCTTCGTCCTCTTCTTCGGATTGTGCGCGGAATTCTGGTAGGACAGCAGGCTTGGTGAGTGTATTTTCTCCCGATGTTTGTTCTCTACATACATAAATATCAGTTGTATTTACCACGGTATCGAGTTCTGGTTCGAGTTCTGGTTCGAGTTCTGGTTCGAGTTCTGGTTCGAGTTCTGGTTCGAGTTCTGGTTCGAGTTCTGGTTCGAGTTCTGGTTCGAGTTCTGGTTCGAGTTCTGG